CTCCCGTCCATGACGCTAAAACATCCGTCAAAATTTTCTGTTGCCTAAGGGAGAACCCAAACACATGAGCGACCATAAGTCTATCTTCAATTTTAATTTGGGGTTTTCTAAATCTTGTTCTTGTGTCCGGGTCATATGGAATTACATCTTTATTATTATTTATCACCAAAAGACCCTTATTGTTGTTAATTTCATACATATGACGCTGGCGAACCGTGATATTTTTGGTCAATTCTAACACCCTCCAAGCCCACTCACTTATGCCTGGTGCATTCGGGAACATCGACAAAGTCGACATCGCCGTAGCTCGCATTAGAGAAAGCTTAGTTGTGATGCTAGCACCAAAATATTTCGCTGGCAAATATTGCCTCTTTCCCAAAAAAGTTATGACATCACCAACTAAATTGCCACTCGGGGAAACATATTTTTGACAAAATCCTGCCTCGCTCAACTCTAAATTAGTGCTCAGCTTGGCTTTCATACCCAGCTTTGCAAAATCTTCTTCAGCAAAACAGAACCCATGATCGTCCGATATATTGTCATCCCCTTCGCAAAGGAACCATTTAATGGAATCCGTCCAGTGCACACCATGTTTCATATAGAAAACTGTACACCAGGTTACTACATTGTCATAAAAATTGGAAAAAGCAGTATCAAAGTCACCTGAGCATTTAATTTGCTCAATATTAGCGTCAAAAAATTTATTTTTAACGTTGTTGACACCTCCTAACAGCCATCTATAATGCTGTTTCAATTGTTGGGTATATCCGCCCGTGCCTGACATCAGGTAATCGTATAATGGAAACTGTGCAGCATACTTTACACTGTTCTTGAACGATGCCTCATAGGAAGAGTAATCTGAGACTGTTTTCGAGCCGGGGCCCAAGGACATTAATTTCTCAGCAATACCTTCCGCTGTCAAATGCTTAACAGACGGTTCCAACGCATCATAAACAAGTGCCTGACCTGCTCTCACAAAGCGACCAAAGTTCCCCCATACATCACTCTCCAGTAATTTCCTCGACATAGCGTGTATAGACCTACTGTGTTTATATTCCTGATAAGGCTCCTCCTTATTGAACATAGCAGTTTGCCTATTTTTCGCGTGTCTATAGAAATCGCCAGGGCGATTCTCATGCCAAACCATGATTTCCTTCTTTCTATCCAAAGTATAACTAGTCTGATCCACCATATCTTTGAAGTGGGGTAAGTCAGAATCCGTCATTCTTGGAATCCTGGCCTCACATATCTCATCAGAGATCATACACTTCATTTTATTCCAGGTCTTGTCCACACTCGGAGTAAGTGCAGCGCCTCTATGGAACAAACCGGCCATAGTACTATAAAGGTCATCGCGATCAACCATTGGCATGGCTATGTACGGGATCGCAAATGGAGAAAAAGTGCCCATCACTTTACGGATTTTATTCTCTAACCCAAACACATTAAGAAATTCTAAGTGTTTATCCGGATCAGTCGGGTTAATAGGGAGGTCCTGGGCTACACTATCAGATACTCTGTAACCAAAAACACCTGAGGGCATCTCAAACTCATTAACAAAATTGCTAACCGAAACCAAAGCTTCATACACCCAAACAATCACAATAACTATAGGCCTAAAGAAACTTATCAAAGAATTTATTATGGAACCAAAAAAGGACTTAACAAAAAATGGCCCCACAACACACCAAGATACCGCACAAAACATCACTATAGCCATAGTCCAAATACGTTTTGTCCACCAAGGTTTAACGAACAAACTATTGAACTCATTCTGATTAAACACCAACTCAGGTGTTGTGCGATCCTCATCCGCTCTAAGTTTCACATAGTCCAAATAAGTACATGTGTTTTCCAAAACATTATTGCGCAACATGTAATCTGCATCCCAATTTATTTTAGAACATTTCGATAGGTTTCTACGAATTGAATCCGAATATTCAGTAGGAGACCTATTTGCACTAACTAATGATCCATAACCCGCTATTGCTGAGCCACTCACAACACAATCAGTTAAAATGGGCCATGTACCCATTATAAAAGAAGTGTTATAATACGGTAAGTTGAAATGATAACGTTCAATAACGTCAAACATCTTAACTTCCATCTCACAGTTAGGTTTACCAAATCTCGTATCGAATGGTCGCCTATCTTCATCACTTGGTTGGAACATGTGAAACTCATCCACATTCTTCAAAACCACATAATGGGAAGCAGTGATCCGAACCTGCACGAATCTAACCATCTTATACACATAATACGCAAAAAAGGCGACAACAACATTTTCCATGTTCATGAGCACCCAGAACAACACCCAACCAAGAGGTATAACCCATCGAGCGTCGAACCACATTTGCAAATGAACACAAATCGTCGGCCAATATATTAAATCCAACGTAAAAAACAACAACAAAAAAGGAAAAACATACCAGCAAAGAGCCAACCCTATCCAACTCATAGGCATGAGTCTCTCATGGGTGACCTCAAAAGAAAAATCCTGGTTATTGGTAAAAGAAACTATGACTGGAACATCTTTTTCCTTATCATCTTTCTTATTATCCTTATCTAATTCCTTCTTTGCATCTCGATTGCCTGCATCTCGCGCCAACGCGTCGACTAAAGCATTTTGCAAATCAGAGATTTTGGAACCATGACCACCCTTATTCTTTTTATTTGCTGGACAATTCCTTTTAAAATGTCCGCTCTTCTTACAGACACTACACAATTTCTTGTCGTCGGTGATCCCATTCGCCTTAGGCAGACGAACTTTAGCACCATCAGTTATAGAACCATCGACAAGATCTGAGTTTTCAACTCCAGGTCCAGGGTTGGGTTCGACACCCTCCCTGGTCAAATCCCTCAACCAGGATAAACAAGTATGATCTGCGTTAAAGAAATTGCGTGTTTTACGCAACCTATGCCGAAGGAACGACCTCACTTCGTCGTCTATCAGCCACTCGTCTACACCGCCATCAGCACACAGCCCGCAGAGCATAACAAGATTATCTTTAGCAATAATTTCAAAAGCTAACTCAGATGGGCAGTCCAAGTCATCCATAAATATGGTATCAAAACCATTGCTATCGATAAGCCATGCGCCGATTTCGGTGTTATAGACGTGGGAGTTGGGTCATCTAGGCCCAAACCCGTGCAAACGAGCACGAGTTTGAACATCGCTCCCACCAGGGTACTCCATTTTCCTTTCAGTACCCATATTGGTGCCTGTTGGCACCACTTGATCTCGTCGAACCTCATTACCCAAGGTAATACGTTCGAACTCATCCGACACATCCCCTGTGTCGTCATCAATGTTCTGTTCACCACCAGTGAACTTCAATCTCTTCAAAGTATTAGTTGTAACTGTAAGAGTTTGACCAGGATTAGTGCCATTTGCAATGGCATTAAGGGCAGAATTCGTGGTGTCAATCTGGGCCATAAAATCAACATCAGTCTTATGCGTCTCAGACATGACCTTAAAAGTCATCACCGCTGAATTACCGGTAATGTTAAGAACTCTACACAACAAGCCACCATTGACAGTTAACACACCAACAGTAGGTACGACACTTGGACTATGTCCAAAAGCTGTGGTAAACATTGCATCATCCCAACCAGGTAGAGGATTCAAAAACGCCTCACAACTGGTAGAATGATACTCACAACGAGTGCCAACCGTTAAAGTATGATAAGTACCTGATGATGTCTGGTGAACTACCAAAGTAGGGTCTTCTGCACTTGAATAAGCAGGCCCAGTGCTAGCAACTCCGCAAAACTCTAATTCATAACCTGTGGCTTGAGCATATCGACTAGGAAATTGGAGTGACACTAGTACAATACCCAAGTCACTCGCAAGCGTAGAACCACTAATATAAAGGGCATTAGAAATGCCACTTCTTGATCCAACAGGGGGACCAACCGGGTACCACAAGAAAGTAAGTGTCGTCGCAGCAGCACCAGTTATAACTTCAACAGGAATAATATCATTGGCGATACTTTGTTGTGCCCCTCTTAATGTACCGTAAATAGTGTACAACAAGTTGCCTGAACTATCCGCATTAGTGCCACCCATATAATACACAACACCAGCCGTCAGCCTAGTAAGACCGACAACTATCTGCGGTATTATAACAAAAGCTTGGGTAGTTGGGGCAGCACCACTTATGAAATTAAGACTATAGTCTGTATCAGTTGATCCTGCATGGAATGCCATCGTAACACTATCATAAATCACAGTGTTTTGCACTTGAGCAATACGAGATAAATGAAACCGGCACTTCCATTCGACAACAAATGAACCTACATTAGCTTGCCAACTATTTCCTGTCGACGTAACCACCTTGGATACTAGAACAGCCCACCAGACCGCCTGATTATTAAGGCGAAGATCTTGACCCAATGCATCACAATAATATTCCCTATTTGATGTCTTCGGAAGTGACATCGTCATGTCATCAAAGACATGAAAAAGCTTCCTATTTTGATGGGCCATCATAGTATTGATGACCGATTGCGCTGACCCTATCGGAGCGAAAGTCGGATCAGTATCGAAAGCCATAATTATTTGACCCGCAGTTGTCGCGGGTACAGCAGGAATATACCTGATACTAAATCCCTCAAACTTAAATCTTTGAAAGAGATTAGCAAATTGGGTCAATCGTGATCCCGGTATTCTCCAAGGATTGACCATCTGGCACGCTAAAACAGCACCACTAAAGTTCCGGGACTGGCCAGTATACACTACACCAGTTGTCGATGATTCCGGAACAAATTGAAGAACATTGATGAAATCCTGTCCCATAATAGTGACAGAATCTTGTCCCCATTGGACAGACATCTTCTTCTCATTAGCCCCTCTCATTGAAGGGGTAATTCCAGACCTTTGCGTTCTGGATTTGGTCGAGTTTTGATTGTTGCTCGACTTTTTGGCAGTTTTACTGCCATTTGAATTCTTCTTATTTGTATTTTTGGAGGATTTTGATTTAGAAGGAGACATGTTTAGTAAATTGCCTAGTGAAATGCCAGTAAAACCAACACAACACTCATCCAGGGGAGGACTTGATCCCACCTTAAGCACTAATCGGACAAGCTTACGTCTTACATTTAATCGTGCAGTGGTAGCCCCTGAACTATATCTTGGATGCATTTGGCTACGCTACGGGCCACCCAACCTCGCAGCAAACGCCTCGGTGTAGGTCCGGATCTGTCAACTGACACCCAGCCGGTACCAGATGTCAGCGCAAAACAAAATTTCGTATTTAGGGATAAGTACCCATGAAGTAAGCTGGATTCTGAGTGTTTCAAACTCATATCCACAAACCGCACAGATATATGACCCAGATTCGCTGTTTAGACACAGCTGACTTATGCAGCATCTCCGCTTGCAGGTGGATTTCAGTTATGACCAGTAACCTATTCCATCATTGAGTAACCTCTCCGGAACCGCTATCGACAAAGCCTCACTAACATGGTACCCTGACCAATCAAGCTCGACTAAGCAGTACTACAGTGCATCACAGACGGTGCTCATAAATATACCCTATGGACCAATTTCCAAAAGTTTCGATTGCTCTCCCGCTTCGCAGCCCAATGACTCAAATTAATGCACAGAGTTTACACATTAACCTTCAACGTCTACGCAAAGCGCCCTACACAACCAAATCAACCTAAGGAAGCACACTCTAGTAGGAGTCAAGTGTGGAAAACTACCGTT